CGTGCAGCAGTTACGAGGGCGCAAAACAAATACACAAAGGCTGATGCAACTGTCCGGTATTTTGACGGAGACAAAGACAGCGAACGGTTTAGAAAGTATTTATCCGAGCGCGATCGGGCCGAAAAAGCGCTCCAAAAGGCGAATGAAAAGTACAGGAAAATCGACGAAAAGTCGAAAAGAACAGCTCAAAGGCTTGAACGGTTCAATAGACGTGCAAGTGCGGACGATGAGATTATACCGTTTTAACTGGCAATATGTAAAATGTGTGCGATTGAGGTAGACAATGGGTAGAGGCAGCAGTAAAACAGGTGGCGGTGCGTCCGGCGGGCTGGACGCGGCCAACATTATGGGAACAACTTCTTTAGTGTCTCAGCGAGAGGGGAAAGAAAAAGAAGTTGACGATGTGTTAAGCGTTGCAAGGGATATTCAGGACAGGTATAATGTTAATGTATCAGATTTAGAAGTTGCAACAATTAGAGGACGGCAAGGTAATAGCGTTATGGCATATTATGACGCAAAAGGAAACCTTGCTATCAATAAGAATTATTTCAACTCAACAAAAATGGATGATGCATACGACGCTTGCGTTAAAAGTGGTTGGCATCCAGGGCGCGGAAACAAAACCGGCCTTGAGGCTACAACGGCACACGAGATGGGCCACAGGTTAACGCATGTTGCCGGCGAAAGAAGTGGGCGCAGCGGTTGGAATCTTGATGCGACCGGCGCGTCAATCATCCAGGAGGCAGGACGCAGAATGGGCCAAAGCGTTTCTGACGTCCGTAACGCGATCAGCGGATACGGCAAGAGCAATAATGCAGAGGCTGTTGCTGAAGCGTTTTCCGATTGGTATTGTAACGGTAGTAAGGCGTCCCGCGCTAGTAGGACGGTTGTAACAGTGCTTAATGAGATGTTAGGGAGGTAACATATGGCTAAAGTGAATTATTCCGAACCGTCGGATTACATCCCCAAAAGCGTTAGAAAACAGCTTGGACTTGGAGAGTATGCGCCGGCAGAAAAGAAAAGCGCAAGTAAGAAAAAGCCCGCTAAGAAAAGTAAATAAGCCGTGATTGACATTGAAAAGACGGCGCAGGAAGAAAAGCAGAGGTTAAAAACTCTGCTTTTTGATTGTGGAATATCCGAGAAGAAAATAAACATGCTTGATTCCGTGATTGACAACACGGCATGGATGAAAGCAAAGCTGGATGATACGCGCGAGCAAATCAGAAACACGAGCGTTGCCATTCCCTACGATAACGGCGGCGGGCAGACCGGAATCAGGGAAAATCCACTGTTTAAAGGATATTCAGGATTATGGAAATCATACATGTCCGGCATGAACACGATAATGGCATCACTGCCGCGTGAAATGGTCGAAAAGGAAGCGGAAAAGATTGAGCAGCCGAAAACTGTTCTGCAATTAGTCCGCGAGAAACACAAGGGTGCATAATGCGTGGATCACAGGAACCGAGAATTTGTGTGGAGCCGGACAGAACAACAACGGACGGGACCGATGCGGCCGTACTAATGGACGAATACGGCTATTCTCTGGACGATTGGCAGAAAAGCGTTATTGATTGCTGGTTGGGCCGCGATGAGCAGGGCAAGAGGAACGTTACGTCGGCCGGACTAGCATTGCCGCGTCAGAATGGTAAAAACGTTTGCTTGGAGGCCCGCGAGTTTTACGGGCTAATCGTAGACGGAGAAAAGATTCTGCACACGGCGCACCAGGTAAGGACGTCTAAAAAATCATTTAGGCGTCTTGCGGCAATGTTTACAGACAAACGACATCCTGAAGTTACAGACATTGTAAAGCAAATACGATACACCAACGGAGAAGAATGTATTGAGCTTGACAATGGTGGCGTGATTGAATTTTCGGCCAGATCCAGGCAAGCCGCGCGTGGTTTTGACGGTATATCGCTAGTTGTCTACGACGAGGCGCAGGAGCTAACCGACGATCAGGTAGAAGCTATAATGTCAACTCTTTCGGCGTCGGCAACAGGCACGCGGCAAATCATTTATACAGGGACGCCGCCGTATCCAGGCTGTCCGGGTGATGTATTCAGGCGCCGGCGGTCGATTTGCACGTCCGAACCGGGAAACCATGATTGCTGGCACGAGTGGAGCGTAGAGGCAAAGAACGCTGCGGAAATAAACGTCGAGGACGTATCCACATGGTATATGACTAATCCGGCGTTAGGCTTGCGTCTTTCGGAGGATTTTACCCGCGAGGAAATGCGGACAATGAGTGCAGACGGTTTTGCGCGTGAAAGACTTGGTTGGTGGGCACCAATCGAGGAAACGCGGGTAGATTATGCTATCTCCAAGGCCGTTTGGGATGCTTGCAAGTCAGAAGAGCTAAAGCCGGAGGGCAAGACGGCATACGGCGTGAAATTCAGTGCCGACGGTGCAACTGTGTCATTATGCGGTGCTGTTATACCGGCAGATGGGCCGGCCCGTATTTCACTGATAGAAAGCCGGCCGACCGGTAACGGAATAGGATGGTTGGCAGATTGGCTAAATGCACGATACAACCGGGCAAGTTGTGTAGTTATAGACGGGCGCAATGGTGTAGACGTGCTAATTGAGCGAATCGCGGACGTTTGGAGGATGCGCGGTTCGATTATACGTCCGACGGCAAAAGACGTTATAGCGGCCGTTGGAACGCTCACAGACGCACTAGCGGAACAATCTGTAACTTGGTATTATCAGCAAGACTTGTTGCGTGAAAGCGCAATTACATCCGTTAAACGTCCCATTGGCGGCGGTTGGGGTTTTGGAGGAGAAAACGCAACGCCAATCGAGGCAGCTTCACTTGCATTGTGGGGAGCAAAGGTGTCGAAAAGAGATCCCAACAAAAAAATGAGGATAGGCTAAATGAACATTTTAATATCACCAACGAATATCGCCGGGCTAACGTTAAACGAGCAGGAAATGTTACAGGACCTGATTGACGTCTATAACGAACACTCGGTAAAGAATTACGAGAAAGAAAAATACTATGAGGGGAAAATCGCGCTGAGGGATGTTAATCTTGGAATTGCATTACCGGACACGCTAAGCCGGCTAGAAATTGGTTGCGCGTGGGGAGCAAAATGTGTCGATGTGCTTGCGGCGCGGTCCATGTTTGATGGTTTTGTAACGGAGAACGGCGAACCGGACGCAGACCTTGATGATATTGTTGAAAGCAACCACCTAATTGCAGAATATCAAAAGGCGTGCCGGGACGAGCTGAAAACGGGGTGCAGTTTTGCGACGTTATCCGCAGATCCGGTTACGGGCGTTAAAATCAGGTTTCATTCTTCCAGGACGGCGGCTGCAATATGGGACGGCGAAAAGGGACGTATCAAATGCGGTTTTGCGGTTATTGACACGGTCCCGGATGATGAGGAAAACTATGTGCCGTCCGTGATTAATCTGTACACGGACGAACACATTATAGTGCTGGTTTATAACGGCTACAAATGGACGGCAACGCGGCACGCTCACAAGATGGCACGTCCGCTTATGGAACCGATTGTTTATAATCCTACAAGCACAAAACCGTTTGGACAATCGCGGATTAAAGAGCCAATCAGACGGTTAATCCAGGGATATGTAAGGACGGTTGCAAATGCGACGGTCGGCCTAGAATTTGCGACAAGCCCGCAAAAGTATCTGCTGGGTATAACCGACGATCAGTTTGACGCGGTTGTAGATGATAAATTTAGACAGTACGTCGGCAGCATTCTTGCGGCTACAGTTAATCCTGAGACGGGCGAAAAACCATCGTTCGGACAGCTATCGCAGGGAAACATTACGCCGCACGTTTCCATGCTTAGGATGCTTGCCACACAGTTTAGCGCGGCAACGGGGCTTCCGGTTACGGATACGGGCGTAGTGAACGACGCAAATCCGACAAGCTCTGACGCAATCGAGGCGCAGACGAAAACACTTGTTGGCCTTGCGGAAGAATTGAACGAGAGCAACGGAGACGCGCTAAAAACAATCGGAATCATGGCACTTGCTATTAAGCGCAACGTGTCGGTCGATGATTTGCCGGACGAGCAGCGCAATATTATTGCCCATTTCAAAAATCCGTCGATGCCGTCTGTAGCGTCAAGCGCTGATGCGGCAATCAAGATTGCATCGGTCCGGGAGGGCTTTTCACAAACGGATACATTCCTTGAGATGATTGGTTTTGACCAGGCCGATATTAGACGGATTAAGGCGCAGGAGCAGCGCACGCGCGGACTTGCTATACTTGACGAGGTCGGATCATGAGTGACGGTATGAGCTTGCAGGAATGGAAACGATACCGCGACATTCTGAAGAATATAAGCGATAAAGCGGCAAATGAATTTAGAGATGCTGTTTGGAGCGTAAATGGCAAATGGAAAGGCGCAGGACTTGGAAATATTCCAAGGCAGGATCTCATAGATTACGCGTATGCGCTTGTGACAAAGTACGGAGAGGGAGCAGCGGCGGTTGCTTGCGAGCTGTACGACGCCCTAGCGGAAAGACAAGGCGCAAAGGTGCCGGCCGCCGTACCAGCGAAAACGGCAAGCTATCAAAAGGTTGCAAAAACCGTAAACGGCACTATAAAACAAACAATCAGCGAAGAGGTTATAAGTGGCGCTGTTGGTAGACTTGTTAAACAGGCCGGGCAGGACACAACGCTTCAGAACGCCAAAAGAGACGGCGCGAGGGTTGCATGGGTCCCGTCAGGAGACACATGTGCATTTTGTCTCACGCTTGCATCTAAAGGTTGGCAAAGCGTTAAAGACGCGGCCGGAGATGATGCGACGGCTAAGCACATACACTCTAATTGTGATTGCGCATATGCGGTCCAGTTTGACAAGCGTTTTAACGTCCAAGGCTATGATCCGGGATATTACGCCAAAATGTACGATAACGCGCCGGGCAAATCTTCTAAAGATAAGATTAATGCCATGCGCCGCGAGTTCTACGAGGAAAACAAGGACGCCATAAACGAGCAGAAACGGAGCGCTTACGAGAAGCGGAAAGAACGTAACAGTTCGGCCGCAGAAGAATTTAATGTTTAAGGTAGCACGCACAAGGCGTGCTTTTTTCATGGCAACGCGTGCCTTAAACGCGGTTTTACTCTAAGGAGGTATGTATGGTTACTGAACCGAAAAATCAGGACGTTAATGTTACTCAGAGCGCCGACGAACCGGAGCGGACCTTTACACAGGAAGAGGTTAACCGCATCGTGTCAAATCGCGTCGCAAAATACGCCGACTATGAGCAGTTAAAGGAAAAAGCAAAGGCGTTTGACCAGGCACAAGAAGATGCCAAGTCAGATTTGCAAAAGGCACAGGAAAAAGCGGCAAGTTTGCAGACGGAAATTGACCAGCTTAAAAAGCGCGATTCTGTCCGGGCCATGCGTGATGAGGTTGCAAAAGAAACAGGAATCCCGGTATCCATGTTGACATTTGATACTGAGGATGAGTGCAAAAAACAGGCACAGATGATCCTGGATTACATTAAAAAGACTCCAGGCTATCCCGCCGTTAGGGATGGCGGCGAGGTTGGCACAGTTAGCAAAGGAACTGCCAAACAGCAGTTTGAAGAATGGGCAAAAGAGGCCCTTGGATGATAAAGAGAGGTAAAAATAATGAGTGGAACTGCTACTAATAGAACAAATATTACTCTGCCCGTTGACGTTTCCAACGAGATTTTGCAGAAAGTACAGGAAGAATCCGCAATCATGAGACTTGCAACGCAGATTGCGCTGCCGGGACGCGGAACTTCCATCAACGTTATTACCAGCGATCCTGAGGCTGCTTGGGTTGATGAGACGGCCGCAAAACCGGTTTCTAATCCGGGCCTGACCACTAAGGTTATGCAGGCTTATAAGCTGGCAGTTATCGTACCGTTTTCTAACGAGTTCAGAAGAGACGTATCCGCGCTGTATGACGCGCTGGTTGAGAGACTCCCGCGCGCCCTTGGACAGAAGTTTGACGCAACTGTTATTCATGGATCCGCGCCGGGCAGCAACTTTGATGTGCTTGCAGCTTGCACCAAGCAGGATATTGGCACTGACGCATATGCAGGACTTGTTGCGGCAGAAGCTGACATTGCTACCCATGGTGGCGATCTGAACGGTATTGCCCTGTCCCCAGCTGGCAAGGGCGTCCTGCTTGCGGCGGTTGATGATAACAAGCGTCCGCTGTTCATCAATAGCGTTGCTGAGGGTGCGGTTCCGGTCGTACTTGGTGCGCCGGTAACTATCTCTAAGGGCGCATACAAGGCCGGCACTGGTTCAAGCGTGCCTAACATTGTCGGCGTTGCTGGCGATTGGACACAGGCTATGTACGGCACGGTTGAGGGCGTCAAGATTGACTACTCTTCCGACGCTACGCTGACTTCCGGCAATACTACAATTAATCTGTTCCAGCAGAACATGTTTGCAGTAAGAGCAGAAATCGAGATCGGATTCCGCGCCGATACTACTTGCTTCAATCTGCTTTCTACGCCGTATAGCGCATAATGCAGTTTATACACAAACTGACAGGTACAGTAATGTGGGTTGCGGATGATCGCAACGAAGAATATATCAAGGCCGGCCACAAACCGGCCTTGAATGTTACGGAAGAAGCGAAAAAGCCCACTAGAAAAAGACGGACAACAACGAAAACTAAAAAGTGAGGTGTTGGTATGGCATACGCATCCGTTAATGACGTTGCGGCCCGCATCAATAGATCACTGTCCGACGCAGAAAAAGAGATGTGCGGCACAATGCTTGACGATGCGGCAGTTATCATTGATGCTTACAATTCTAGCGCGAGCGACGAGGCAAAACTGATTGTGTCGTGCCGTATGGTTCTACGCGCGTTGGGCGACGGTTCTACGCAGGGTGTACCACTCGGCGCCACACAGGGCACAATGTCGGCGCTTGGTTATTCTCAGAGCTGGACTATTGGCGCATCCGGTTCTGCCGGTGAGCTGTACATTGGCAAAACGGAGAAAAAGCTGCTTGGAGCCGGTGAGCGCATAGGAGCGTCAAACCCGCTCAGCTTTATTGCCGGAGGAAGTAACAATGAAAGGTGTTAACGTTATTCTTTATGACCGCGTTGTTACGGGCCATGACGCGCTTAACCATCCTGTATATGCGGAAACAGCGCAAACGGTAGAAAACGTGCTGATAGCGCCAATGAGCACAAACGAGATCCTAGAGAACTACAACCTAACCGGAAGAAAGGCCGTATATCAGCTTGCTATCCCAAAAGGTGACGCGCATGATTGGACGGCTGGCAAGCGTGTTGATTTTTTCGGTAAGTCGTGGCGCATCATCGATATACCAGAGGAGGGAATCGAGGATCTGATACCACTTTCCTGGAATAAAAAGGTGAGGGTAGAAACTTATGAGCAGGGTTGATTTTGAATTGAATTTGCCGGGCCTGAACGAGCTTATGCGCGGCCCGGAAATGCAAGCCATTCTGAGCGATTACGGCAACGCAATTATGGGCCGGGCTAATAGCGCGGCAACGACAAAGGACGCCACATTCAGTGCGGAAACAAAAGCGCTGAACTGGATTGCGGTTACCAACGTCAGGGCTGACAACGGCGCGGCTATAAAGGACAACCTAAACAATAACACGCTGCTAAAGGCGCTGGGAGGATAACAATGATAGCGGTTAAGCTAATCAACTACTTGGAAATGGCCTTGGATGTCGGTGTTTACATGGAACAGCCGGAACAGCTTACGAGTTACATTTTGCTTGACCAAACCGGCAGCTCCGAAACAGAACACATTAAAACGACCACAATTGCGGTCCAATCATACGCGCCCACACTGTATGAAGCAATGACGATGAACGAGGCAGTTAAGGACGCGATGACCGGATTTGTGGCGCATAAAGACGTTACAAAGGTTGAACTAGAAACGGATTATAACTTTACAGACACGGCAACCAAACAATACAGATGGCAAGCTGTGTATCACATAACGCACTATTAAGGAGGGCATTATGGCAGAAACTGTTAATTATGTCAGCGCGGGCAAGCCAGCGGTTGGCGGCGCGGTTTACGTTGCTCCCATTGGGACAACATTACCGACAGACGCAACAACCGCACTCGACGCAGCATTTAAAGGGCTTGGATTCTGCGGTGAGGATGGATTGACCAACAGCAACAGCCCGTCAAATACGGATATTAAAGCATGGGGAGGAAAAAAGGTGCTAGGCGTCCAGGAGGAAAAGCCGGACACTTTTTCTCTTAAGCTGCTTGAGGTCCTTAACGTGGACGTTCTCAAGACGGTTTACGGGGATGATAACGTTAGCGGCACACTTGCGACCGGGATTACCGTAACTGCAAACGCTGACGAATTAGAGGAAAAAGTTTGGGTTATTGACATGGTAATGAGAAACGATGCGCTTAAGCGTATCGTTGTTCCGTCCGGCAAACCGACGGAAATTGGCGATATTGTTTATACCGACTCTGACGCGGTCGGATATGAGGTTACAATGTCGGCATATCCTGATGCTAACGGAAACACACATTACGAGTATATTATCCGGGCATAATAATTAAGTGGAGGGACCATGAAAGCTACATTGGGAGATGGTTATACAGTAGACCTTAACGAAAATTGTCTGAATGATTGGCGATACATCACGATGCTGCGCAAGATTACTAAAGGTGACTACGGTTTGATCGTAGACGTTGCGGAAAACCTTTTGGGCAGCGAGGAAGAAGTGGAAAGGCTTGCAAAGCATTTAGAGGTTGATGGCATCACGCCGGCAGACAAGATGATTGAGGCTATATCCGAACTTATGGAATCGGTGGGTGAGTTAAAAAACTCCGAATCCTCGCCAGCATGATTGACTTAGACGAAGATGCGCTAGTTTGCGATCTTGCAGAAACTTATCACGTCTTAGATTATAGGTCGTTACCGGTTAAGCTGGTAGCGACCTTATCTGTTGGTTTGAGGGATGATTCCAGGATTAAATTAAAAGCGGCTAATATGCCGGTGTCACAGAATGTTTTGTTGCTTGCAAGCATAGCAGATAGGATTGAGCTGTTCCGGTACAGCTTCTCAAAAGACGCCAAAACCGGCGCAGGGCAGCCAAAATCGCTTGTTGATATGTTATGCGGGCAACGCGAAAAAACGCGTGAAATCGTCTCTTTCGCGTCCCCTGACGCGTTTATAGATGCACGCGCAAGGATACTGAGGAAAATTACATGGCAGGAACAGAACTAGGAAAAGCATATGTGCAGATTGTTCCTACGGCGCAAGGGATTAAGGGTTCGATTACAAACCTTTTAAGCGGCGAAAGTGAGGCGGCCGGTAAAGCGTCCGGCATTAGGTTGGGCACGGCCGCAAAAGCTGGTTTAGCTGCGGCGGCTGTTGGTATCGGGGCGGTCCTAACAAGCGTCGTTAAAGGCGCGATGGATGAGGGCGCAAAACTCCAGCAATCTTATTTTGGCGGCCTTGACACGCTGTACGGTGACGCGGCAGATAAGGCGCGCGAATATGCAGACGCGGCGGCATCTGCCGGCATCAGCATGAATACGTTTTCGGAACAGGCTGTATCATTTGGTGCGGCCTTGAAAAAAGCGTACAAGGGCGATGCGACAAAAGCCATTGAAGCGGCGAACACTGCAATCTTGGACATGGCAGACAATAGTGCCAAAATGGGCACCAATATAACGTCTGTGCAGGACGCATACGCCGGTTTTGCCAAGCAGAACTATACCATGCTCGACAACTTGAAGCTCGGTTATGGCGGCACCAAAACAGAGATGGAAAGACTGCTCAAGGATGCGGAAAAGCTGAGCGGGCAGGAGTACAACATCGATAACCTTGGGGACGTATACGAAGCGATCCATGTTATACAGCAGGACTTAGGATTGACCGGCGTTGCGGCAAACGAGGCGGCCAACACGTTTAGCGGTTCGATGGGCGCGATGAAAGCGGCGGCCGATAACTTTTTGGGCAACCTTGCCATTGGCGGCGATGTGTCGGAATCACTCAACATTTTGCTTGGAAATGTAAGCACGTTTTTCTTCAACAACATGTTGCCAATGCTAGGCACGATTCTACAGGCTCTTCCGGGCGCTATTATGACGTTCTTACAAATCGGAGTGCCAATGTTTGTCGCCAACATCCAAAGCCTTATTTCACAAATTGCAACAAACGTAACCGCGCTTGCTAAGGGCATAACGGGCGAAAAGGTGGCAGAATGGGTTAACGCCAACTTGCCTAGATTTATCAGCGCGGCGAGCAGTTTGATTGGACAGTTTGCAAGCGCGATGATTTCCAACATGCCCAAAATCGCGGCCGCACTTGCCCGTATCGGAGCGGCCATTGTTAGAGGTTTAGGGTCCGCGTTGTGGGGCAAGGTATCGGCAGCGGCAAAAGGGATCTATGATAAATTTATGGCGCCAATCGAAAAGATGCGCGATAAATTCAAGGCAATTATCGACAAGATTAAAGGCTGGTTCCCTTTCAACATTGGAAAGATTATCAAGTTTCAGTTACCAAAGATCACACTGAACAAAAAGACGGCAACGGTCCTCGGAAAGTCTATAACTTATCCGGCCGGTTTCTCCTTATCATGGCACGCTAAAGGCGGAATTTTCACGCAGCCGACCTTGTTACAAGGGTCCAACGGCGCGCTGCATGGAGTAGGGGACGTGCGCGGCGGCGAGGCGATTATTCCGTTGAAAGAACTGTGGGATCACTTGGATGGTGCTGGTACGACAATTAATGTTTACGGAAACGCCAATTCAACGGCGGCCGATATTGCGGCAGAAGTCGAACGCCGCATCATTGCGATGCAGAAAAGGAGGCGCATGGCATGGTAATAATGCAACACAAGATTATTTATGCCGGCGTCGATTCGTCCGACTATGGCGTTTACATCAGCGGCGAGGGCGTGTTCAATGCGCCTAAACGTGTCGTTAATATGGTTGCCGTACCGGGCCGGAATGGGACAATTGCGATTGACCAGGGTTATTACGAAAATATTACCGTATCATATCCGGCATACATTAGCGCGCCGGACCTACAAACGCTAGCGGAAAACCTTTCGGCGTTCAGAAATGCAATTGTGTCCAACTCCGGCTATAACAGGCTGGAGGACTCCATAAACGGCAATGAATACAGGATGGCGGTATACTCTGACGGGTTAGAGTTTGAACCAATTGGTGATAGCACTACGGTCGAGCTTGAGCTTAATTTTAACTGCAAACCACAACGCTGGTTAAAGGATGGAGAAAGGCCGATTACGGTTTCAAGCGGGGCAACGGTGCCAAATCCGACGCCGTATAGCGCAAACCCACTGCTGGCCGTTAGCGGTTACGGGACGATCTCTTTTAACGGGTACGACGTAAAACTAGCCAATGCCCAATACGGCATTATTACACTTATTGATGGGCAGAAACTGTACAAGAATGATAGCGGCACGATAGAAGAATCGTTTACTGTAAGCAGTGACTTTTTCAACGGCGCCGACCTTATCACTATTCCATCTATAACGGTAGAATGGAACGTAAAGGCTATCAGGACGTCGGCTAGCATATCGACAACATCTTCAAACGTTGGCGATGGAACTGTAACTCAGTTCGATAGTTCATTTTTGAAGCAGTCGTATTACACATTGACGGTGCCGGAGGCGTCGTTTGCTGCCAACACGGACCACACAAGCACAAACGTCACAACATGCACGATTAATAAGAGTTACGGAAATGCGGAACAGTTCCGAGTAACTACAACGATAGAATACACTGCAAGCACGAACACGTTCAGCTTTAGCGTTGTATACGAGGACATTTCCCTTGACAAGTGCGTGCTGTCATTGTCAACCGTATCATTTGACGATATAACGGTAGATTCATCTGTTGATGTGCTGGGGAATCCAACGTACATAGATTGCGATTTAGGAGAGGCGTACAAGGTTTTAAACGGCAACTATATTTCCCTTAACAGGTACGTTGCGGTTGGGAGCGATCTTCCAAAACTTGCGCCGGGTCCAAACCTAATGACCTATAGCAATACAATCACAGGTGTTACCGTGATTCCTAGATGGTGGAAGTTATGATACCAATTTTATTTGACCGAACAGATACGGATTTTGGCGGCAATGGAATTTGCCGGTTAAGGGATTGCATTTCTTGTACCGTTACTGAGGAGCGGAACAGCGGTCTTTATGAATGCGAGTTTGAATATCCGATTAACGGCATTAATTATGATTTAATTGATTGCGGCCGGATCATCCTTGTTGACCATGATGATACAGGGGATAAACAAGCGTTTGATATTATCAGCAGGACAAATGCTATAAACGGCGTAGTTACGTTTCATGCGGTCCACATTAGCTATAGACTAAACAAGGTTACTGCAAATCCAAAATACGTTACAAGCCTTGCATCTGCCATCAATGCGATCGAGGATGCGACGCCGACAAACCAATTCAACTACAGCGCAGACTTCCAGGCAGACGGTTATTTGCCGGTAGCGGACGGAGTGCCAAAAACCGTCAGGAGCATAATCGGCGGGTCCGAGGGTTCCATGCTTGACACGTACGGCGGCGAGATTTTGTGGGATGGTTGGAATGTTAAATTTTTAACAAGTAGGGGCGTTGACCGAGATTTCACGATTCGATACGGCGTCAACATGACGGGGTACAACGAGGATATTGACTTCAGCGGAACATACAACGAGGCCATTCCGTATTGGACCGACGGCACCAAAATAGTCATTGGTGACGTGATTAAATTGACCGACACAAGCTATGCAGGACGAGAGGAATGCGTGCCGTTGGACCTGTCAGATCGTTTCAGCAGCCGGCCGACCAAGGGCGAAGTGGAAACGTATGGCCGGATGGTTTTGCGGGCAAAATATCCAATTATGCCGGAGCAAACAATAAAAGTCGAGTTTGTGCGACTTTCTGATTCCCCTGAGTACGAAAACCTAAAAAATCTGCAAAAGTGCGAATTATGTGATACGGTCCAGGTTGTTTTCCCAATGTACAATCTTTCTGGTCGGTTTAAGATTGTCAAGACGGAATACAACGTGCTATTGGACCGCTACGATTCGATGGAGCTTGGCACACTGTCAACCACATTGTCCCAGGCGTTAGGGATCCAGCAGGGCAGCGACGGGACAACGGCAACGCCACAGCTTGACGCAGGAATAACGGCATCTGCTGTAACGGTAAGCAACGGAGCGGCCGCGACAATCGATGCGCCGTTTAATGCGGAATTTGTTGTCGCACCGGTCGTAACCGGGGTGCTGTACGATGTCCAGGATAACAACGGAGCGTCAACCAACACGCATCAATGTGTATTACAGCTAAAGTCTACAAGCACAACAGGCGCAACGTTCAACGTCCGCAACAACGGCACACAGACGCGCCGCGTCCGTGTTGCTTGGGTTGCGGTAGGGTAAGGAGGACACGATGGGATACAAGATTTTACTAGCCGTACTAGGCATCATAGGCGGGACAATAAGCGCGTATTTAGGAGGTTGGGACACGGCCTTGCAGACTCTAATTCTTTTCATGGCGGCAGATTATATAACGGGGTTGATCGTGGCCGGCGTTTTCCACAAATCGTCGAAAAGCAAAACCGGTGCGCTAGAATCGCGTGCAGGGTTTAAGGGTCTGTGTCGTAAGGGCGCGATTCTGCTAATCGTGCTTGTGGCGTGTCGTCTTGACTTAATGGTGGGGACCGATATGATCCGGGATTCTGCCGTTATCGCGTTTATTATCAATGAAGCGCTTTCGATCGTTGAAAACGCTGGGTTGATGGGAGTTCCCATTCCGGCAGCTATCACTAAAGGTATTGAACTACTCAAGGACAAGGAGGATTCAATCAAATGAATGCACAGAATATTACATTCAGCGCCAACGAACAGATTTTGACAAAAACCGATGATCTACTCGATTTTGCGTCCAACACGGTTAGCTATATCGAGGCAACATTTACACTTGGAACAAACTGGACCGGGTTTGATAGTGTGCGCGCCGTTTGGAAGAGTGATTACCACACAATAGCGACGGTCCTTGACGCCAATCACAAGTGCGTTGTGCCGTCTGAGATCCTTATGTATCGCTCTAAGGTGTATGTCAATCTAGTCGGTTCCATTGCGGAAAATAACGTGCTGACAGACCGTCTTACAACTTTCCCCGTCCAGGCGCTTGTTGTAACGCAGAACGCAGAAGTTGACGGAACCGAGACAGCGCCAGTAACGGCAAGCCAGTTTGAACAGTTCGTAGAAACGGTACAGGACGCAGCAGATTCCATTTCCGACTACTCCTACGATTCAGAAGCGTGGGCCGTTGGTACGCGGGGCGGGGTTGACGTGCCTAGCACAGATCCGACTTATCACAATAACAGCAAATATTGGGCAGAGGAAAACGCGGGACTTGCGGATGATGTTGCCGGCCTTGCAGATGATGTTGCTGATTTAAAGAGCGACTTGAACTACTCGCTTTTTGATGGCAATAATGTATTTAACACGAAAATAAAATCGTACAGCAATAACACAGCGGTAACGAATAACAACGATGGGACATACACGATAGGCACATCAGATTACGGAAACACTACATTTGGCGGAAGCGTACACCTAAAAGCAGGCGTATATAAATTGTATGGTGTTCCACAAGGAAAATCCCATGTGGGTACAAGCTATAAGCCATCGGATGCTATTGTTGTAAATGAATCAAGTGCACCGAAAGTGTTTGTCCTTACTGCGGATGCAGACCTTTTTCTTGCTTACACAATAACAGCAAAACCATCTACTTCGTTTACGATAACACCATTTCTTTATCGGACAAAGATCGAGGATATTTTGGACAAACGAAAAGTAACAGTGGTCATAAATCTTACTGGCTTTAATACGGATGGCGAGAGCGCAGGATGTCGAAAAAAAGGCGATATTTACTACAATCCTGATACAAAATTGTTAAGAATGGCAGACAACGATGCGCTTTCATCGTATTCAACGGTGTCATTTAACAATACAGCCTTATACTATAATATGCAAGAAGATTCATATTATGTATATGGGTCATCGGCTTCACCTCTTAATCCAATCGACTCCGTACTGGCTACAACAGTAGCTAAAACAGAAATTGAAAACTGCATTAATAAAAATGTCAGAGAACATCTTGAGAATGTATCTGCTGTTGGTGGCAAACTGATTACTAACTCTACAAGTCACAATGAAGTTGGATATATGCAACAGCATATAATTAATGACAATGATTTTAACAACTGGCTTTCAACTCCTAATTTCATTAAATATGACAATAACATTTTCAGCATTGACACAACAGATTTTGATAGTATAACTATTTTCTGCTATGACAATACTTTTGTGTGCAGGGCGCAAGTAACAGCTATAGCCGATATACCATTTTATACAAGCTATATAAAAGTTATGGCTTTTAAGGCTACTGGCTTTAGCCGTCTAATGCCTATTAAAGTGATGTGCAAGGGCGAACTGAGATTCGCAAAAAACACAGCACCGACATTAGGAACTGCAAGATATTTCTCTTATGAGGTATCGGTTGGGCATTACACTAATGCGGAAGAAACATCTGACGCATATTCTGGAGATCAGACAAGATATTATGACGATGCTTATGTCATTCTTCCACCGAACTATTCGCCAAATGGGGAACCAGTGCAGATGGTCATGTATACGCACGGAAGTCTTGGGTATGCGTTTGGTCAGACTGAGCCGAGTTATTACGACTTACAGCAAATGGTTGCGAAAGATGGTTTTCTCGTATGCGATTGCAGAGCATTAACGAGTAAATATATTGCTGACGATCTTGCAGAAAACACTGGTAATACAGGAAATCTCGATGACGGAATAACACCATTATCAGTAGCATGTTATTGCCAGTTCTACAATTATATGATTGCCAACTACAACATCAGAACAGACGGGTGTTATATGTACGGTAAATCGAGTGGTGGTCTTATGCCTGCTTTAATGAGTGCGCTTCGTCCGTTTGCTATTCGTGCCGCCGCAGGTCTTGCACCAATGATTTCGCTGTTTAGCGATCTTGACTATATCGCAAACGAACCTGCAATGGTTTATTGGCAGTTGCAACAGTTTGGCTATGATATGACAGGGATGTCTCCCGAATATCCAGGTCCAACGAGGCAACAGGTGCTTGGACAGTCGGAATTGTTATTGGGATATGACCCGTTACTCATTAATTCCGATTTGGATGAAAAGACAATAGATACGCATATTGCAAACAATAGCGGAACAATTACAGACGCAGGAATTGAAACATTGTCAGAGAATAAGCACAAATGCCAGAACGTACCGATTAAAATCTGGGTTGCTGAAGATGATCCGTATTGTAGAAGTGGTATTATTAAATTCTACAAAAGAATCATCGACAACGCAAACGGTATCTGCAAAGTGAGATATTTCTCTGTAGGCACTGGTCAGCACCATGCAGTTGATACATCAACAAGCGCTCCTAAAGTTGATTATAATACTCGTTACGGTGGTGTAATCAATATGCCAGTCGCATACGCAGAGATGCTTGACTGGTTCAAACAATGGTAAATAGACCTTTAAATCACAATTCATATCAGAAGTACATATCATGACAAGCTGCCGGCAATACGGGTTTCCCGTGCCGGGGCGAGGCGGTCCGAAAAGGGCCGCCTTTTTATTGGAGGACTGACAATGGCTAAAAAAGTAATTACGGCAGAATCTGTAGCGCGCGGCATGATCGTTTCCGAAGCGGTGCTGCAAATTGAGGTTAAACAGGGTTCGCACCTTCACAAACGCATTATTGATGACTTCAACCGAGTGAAGCCGGACGGTTCGCCAATGACGTACAACGCGCCCTGGTGCGCCGCGTTCGCATCGGCTATGGCTATACGTGCGTTCGGTGTCCAGGCCGCAAAGGAATATTTCCCACTTTCCTATAATTGCAATACAATTATCCTTAAGGCAAAAAGGATGAACATATGGAAAGAGCGGGACTCCTACAAACCGGAACCTGGCGACTGGATTTTGTATGATTGGGACGATTCCGGGAGAGGGGATAACAAAGGAAGCTCGGACCATGTTGGGATTGTCCGTTACACGACGAAAGATAGCATACACGTTGTAGAGGGCAACAAAGGCGTAACGGAACAGACCGGCGAAAGAATCCTAGCTATCAACGGCCGTTTTATCAGAGGTTTTGTTTGCCCAAAATATGAAGTTGTTACCATTCAAGGCCGGGCCATCAAAGCCGCGGAAAAGCTGGAAAAACGCGCCATTGAGGACAAAATGACGTACAACGGAAGTGCGACATATAACACGTACAAACAGGCACTAAAGGGTAAAAAACAGCTCAATTGTGCAACGGCTATCTCCTATATCTTACAGGCCGTAAAGGTGCTGCCGGTTAACCGTAGGATATGGTTATCGGACAAAATCAACGGATCCGGCGCGGCAACGATAAAAAAGCGTGCATCCGTTACGTATCCAAACAAACGACCTGGAAAGATGCTTAATACACTAAAACCGGGCGATATTTGCGGCTGGAAAAAAGGCGATCTAGTGCACACAGCAATGGTCCATCATATTGTTGGTAGGCGTATTTATTGGGTTACGTTTGGCAAGACGGACATGGCACGGCACAACATGATCCGGCGCAGACCATTCTACTACGGGCTGCGCGTTAAGGTCCTTATAAAGCTGCACAGGCCGGAATAGTTTGATCGTACCGTGTCGTTGCTTTCTTTACTCCGGCGGCACGATATGATATAGCGCCGGCCGACGGTTTTTCCATTTTTCTCCTTTAATATTCTCCTTTCCCATTTTTAATCGGACGGCGCATCCGGGACGGTATATTCCGTCCCGGTTTTTTTATTGCAGAAAAAACGACGCTCTAATTGCCGTTTTAAGCGATTTTTTAGCGGCCGGTCGATAGATATGTCATTGGGACAATCGGACGGTTTACGAAAAAAATTTATTTTGTACATAAAAATGCTTGCATTGTATACACTGCCTTGTTATAATATAAATGCGGGCACAACTATTCCCAAAATTATGAAACTCGGAATAGTTGAACGAGAAAGCGCCCGCAAGGGCGTTTTTTAAGTTATAAAGGGAATGGAGGTGAACCTAATGCGAGAGGTTAAAAGAAAGAAAGTACGAGTAATCGACGGAACGAGTGCGGCAGATTTTGAAAACGCTCTAAACGCGGTGCTGCGCGAGATCAAGGAGCCGGAGATAATGTTTGACACAAATCGGCCGTTACTGGCTTATGTGACATACGACGAGTACGAAATGATTCCTGAGAGCGTGAGAGATGCTTACGAGATGCGAGGTGAAACGCACTACTGCGGACAATGTCCTTATTTCAAGCCGCCACAGGATAAGCGTATTAAACATGTGACATGCGAGCTTGGAGAGCGGACGAGAATTGACCGGTGCGCGTGCGAGCTGTTTTACAAGCTGCTCAACAACGGGGAAATAAAGGCGGGTGATTATAAGGTTGAGACAAGAAAAATTGCGAGAATGGATTAAGGAGCACGGCGTATCGGATGCGGAAATAATGATGGTGCTTGGCCTGAAAAGCATTAACCAGTTCCAGCATCGCATGAGAGGCGTTACGCCGTTTACGCCACTTGAAAAAAAGGTTCTGTCAGAATACACGGGGCTGCCCGTAGAAGATTTTGAGGTGAAAACATGAAAAGATTGATGATTGATATGCTGCTTGGTACGGTCCTTTTCGGATCGCTTTATATCGGATTTTACATGCTGGCAAGCTACGCTTATCTTGGCTAGTTATGGCACATGTTGATTATTTCATCCCGTCCGACGATCCAATCTCTGATTTTGACCGGTACGATTATTACCGGACGTTGGACGCGCAGAAAGAACAAAACGAAACGGAGGAAACAGAAGAATGGGAAACAAAAGAGAATTGGTCGGAGATTTGCGACAGGTTTTAAAACCGTACTTGGGGCATTGGGACGTGCCGGAAAACGGCGACCTGGTGCTTACAATCGACAAGGTTTATGAAGAGGACGTGAAGAACGAACACGGGACGGAGCGCCGGCCTGTTATGTACTGGCAGGAAAGGGACTACAAGCCAATGGTTATCAATAAAACGAACAATGATAGCATTACGGCCCTTTACGGCAGGAGAACCGCAACCAACACATGGCAGGGCAAGAAAATCGCTCTTTACAGCGCGCCGGTTCCGAGATCGTCCGATGGAAAAGGACTCCGGGTGCGAGACTTCAAACCGGAACCGGACGAATATATTTGCGAGGATTGCGGGGCTGTCATTGTCGATTCCGGCAAGTACAAGGCAAAAAGCATCGCGATCAGCAGCCGCAACCAGTTCGGACGGGTCCTGTGTCTGAAGTGCGGAAAGGCCGCAAAGGAGGCGTTTAATGCTGAATAACGCCAACTATTTCTCACACGAAAACGAGCTAAAGTATTTTGGGTCCACTCAGTTCAAACGGTTCCTAAAGTGTGAAGCTGAAGCAATGGCAATTCTGCAAGGGGAATACGATCCGGGAACGACAACGGCGCTACTGGTTGGGTCTTATGTGGATGCGTATTTTGAGGGCACGCTGCCGGCATTTATAGAAAGCCACCCTGAGATCATCAACAGCCGAACCGGACAATTAAAATCCGACTATGCGCAAGCTGATAACATCATCGAGCGATGCGAACAAGACAAGCTGTTCATGAAGTTTATGGGAGGACAAAAGCAGGTAATCAAAACCGCTGTAGTTTTCGGCGTCCCATGGAAGATTAAAATTGACTCCTATCATCCGGGCAAGATGATTGTTGACTTAAAGGTGATGAAAGACTTTGAACCGGTTAACGTGCCCGGACAAGGAAAGGTCGGTTTTGTCGAGGCTTATGGGTATGACATCCAAGGTGCGATCTATCAGGCAGTCGAACAGCAAGCTCGCATCGATGCAGGGGAAAAGGACGCGGAGAAGCTGCCGTTTTTTATCGCGGCCGCCACAAAGCAAAAGGATGCAACCGACCTAGAAATATTCCAATTGCCACAACAAAAATTAGACGATGCGCTGCGAATCGTAGAACACTATATCGAGGAATTTGCGGGTGTAAAGGCCGGCGAAATTTATCCGAGACGTTGCGAGAAATGCGCGTACTGTAGGCAGACAAAGAAACTGCGGAAAGTAAAACAATGGGAGGGTATTGATGGCGATTAATCACTTACACATTCATGGCCGATTGACGCGAGATCCTGAGCTAAAGGACTACACGACGGCAAAAGGAGAACCGGGAAAGGTTGCCCAGTTCGGCGTTGCTGTCAATCGTAGGTTCGGAGAAGAGACAGACTTTTTTAACTGTTCTGCGTTTGGTCCAACGGGTGAGACGATTGAAAAGTGGCTTCACAAGGGCGATGGAATCGTTATTTTCGGTGAGATGCAGAGCAGAAAAAAGGACAACATAACCTACTGGAACGTCGTGGTCCGGGAATGGGATTTTGCAGAAAAGAAGAACGCCGACTCTAAACCGGCAGATAACGTGCCGGACACGATGGAAACGATTGAAGAGGACGTGCCGTTTTGATCATTGAAGTCGATACGAGAGAAAAACCGCGTGCGATTGGTGGAATCCTGGCCGATTTTGACAAGGCCGGTATAACACACATATCGACTAAGCTATATGTTGGGGACTACAGGAACATTGAAAAACCAACATTTCTGATAGACCGCAAGCATAACATAGCAGAGCTGGCAAGCAACGCCACACACGGGCATGATCGCTTTAAAAGGGAGCTTCTGAGGCTGGACGGGATAAGCGGAAAAATGGTCGTACTTGTTGAGCAAAACCGATACAAGGACGTGTCCGGCCGGATCGTTACGGTCCGGGAAATTGCAGATTTAATGGGATGGAAAAATCCACACGGAACGCTTAACGGACTAACCGTATTCAGGATCCTTAGCGCGTGGGAACACAAGCATAACGTCCAATTTGAATTTTGCAACCGGTCCGAGACGGGAAACAGGATAATCGAGTTATTAAGGGGTTGATATGGGCTGGATTAAGTTGGATAGAAAGTTGCTGGAAAATGAGCTATGGCGGCAAAAACCGTTTTCTCAAGGCCAAGCATGGGTGGACCTTTTGCTTATGGCTTCATACGACGAACACGACGCCATAATCAACGGCGAGGTTGTCCACTTAATGCCGGGCGATGTGGTCCGTACACAGAAACAATTTGCCGAGCGTTGGGGCTGGTCCAGGTCAAAAGTGCGCAACTTTTTTACGACCATCATTACGACCAAGGCAGCGACCATCACAACGACCAACAAAAGGACCGCTGTACACATTGAAAATTACGCGTTCTATCAAGGTCAACGACCAGCAAACGATACAACTGACGATACAACAAAAAGCCAACAAAAAGACACATACAAGAAGTATAAAGAAATAAAAGAAGTAGAAGAAGTAGACGCGCGCGCGCGCGAGGGACAAGCCCGCGGCGGCACGAACCGTTCGATAAACGTTAACACAAAAGCTATCACTAGCGCGCCGCGTTCTACTCCTACCACTCCTACTTTAAAAGAACTTCACTCTTTTTGCTCGGAACATGATCTGCACGTCAATGTTGAACGGTTTGCCGAGTATTACGGGTCCAGGGGATGGAAAACGTCTACAGGAAAACCCGTAACCGATTGGAAGAGAAAATTGCGTGATTGGTCTGATGCGGACGACGAAAACTGGAAAGAAGAGCAGCGCAGAAAGGCCGCCGCTGAAAAGGGGAGGAGGGAACAAGCGGAAAGAGAAGCAAAACTGGAAGAAGAATATCAGAAAGAGATCGAGAAAAGGCTGGCCGAAAAAGGCCGGTCCGGGACAGGGAGTCTTGATGAGTTAAAAATCGCCGTTTTAAGGCGTGTTTAGGTGTTAAATGAGTATTTACCCGTTGACGCTGTAAAAATCGCTGAAATCGATTAAAAAGGGCCTTAACGGGGCACTACAGGAAAGGAGTTAACCATGAAAAAATCGGAAAAGGTAGTTTTAGACAGAGAAAAGTTGTTTTGCGCAATCGAAAAGAGCGGCATGACAAAAAAAGAAGTGTCGAGAAAATGCGGCCATGCAGACACATGGATCCATTTCGTTGCGAAAAATCCGACTACGCTTGCAGCGGCAGAGTTGATTGCAGAGCGTCTCGGAGTAGACGTGGCCGATATTGTAAAGGCAGATGAGCGGGATGAGGTCGAGACGGTGCGAGCTGAGGGTGAAAACTGTTCCGAGATCGCCCGGGACGAGCAGAACAACGTGGACCTAAATATTTTACTGGTAAATATTTTGGTTTTGCTCAAGGATATTGCAAAGGAAATCGATTGCGTAAACCTTACAATGGCCGCACATGGCAACCGGATCGCAGAACCTTTAGACAGGCTTGCAAAGGCCGTAAATGCTGCGTGGGGCGTAGAGGATTAAGGAGGACGGCCAATGATAGAAAAGCTAAAGCTAGGATTGCGCAAGCTGGTCCAGGACGAGCTGGACATGGCAAGTAAAGATCATGGTGCGCGGTTCAACTCGGATCATGAAGCAATCGCGGTGACCTGGGAGGAGGTCGAGGAGGGCCGGGAAGAACTGGAACGGCTTGCGGAGTGTCTGACCGATGCGAACCGGGCAAGGTGTCTTATTGAGGGCGAGATTGGCCGGATTTGGCGAAACGATATTAGGGCCAATTTAAAGGTCGATAATGTGCTTTTAAGGCACGTCGAGGAGGTTGCCATTGATGCCGCGGCGGAATATATCCAGGTGGCAGCGATGGCCAGGAAGTGGCGCGAAATGGATCGTGCTGTTCCGGTGCATAAATTGCCGTAGAAAGGGGATAGAGATGTTAAAGGAGAAAAAGAAAGCCGTAATTGTGTTTGATATGCCAGAGAACTGTTGGGATTGTCCATGCTTTTCTAGCACGTCCGGGGAGATGTATTGCGTGGCGGCCCGTCGAGGGTTCACGCGGTCCCAGGAAGTCACGCTTAAAAAGTACGTTCTGTTTCTGCCGGGGTTCTGCCCGGTGCGCGAGATGCCGGAGTATAAGATGGACTGGAGAGCCGGGTCGGACGGGTATGAGAGCGGATGGAACGACGCACTTGATAAGATTGGAGGGTGCCAGTGAACGTCGGGCTGATCGACGTAGACGGTCATGGATTCCCCAATCTAGCATTGATGAAGCTGTCGGCCTATCACAAGCGGCGCGGTGATTCTGTCGAATGGTGGAACGGGCTTATACATTACGATCTTGTTTATCAGGCGAAAGTGTTCGACGAAACTTATAGCAAGGACAACGATTTCGTTGTTATGGCTGACAAAGTCATCAAGGGCGGCACTGGGTACGATTTGCAGAACAAGCTGCCTGACGAGGTCGAGCATATTATGCCGGACTATAGTCTCTATAGGATCACAGATACGGCATACGGTTTCTTGACGCGAGGCTGTCCGCGAGGGTGTCCGTTTTGCATAGTCAAACCGAAAGAGGGCGGAAAGTCCGCAAAGGTCGCGGATTTGTCGGAGTTCTGGGACGGCCAGAAAAAAATAGTCCTAATGGATAGCAATTTGACGGCTTGCAAGGATGCGGACGAGCTTTTCCGGCAATTGGCCGATAGTGGCGCAAAGGTCGAGTTTAGTCAGGGCCTTGACGCGAGACTTATAACGGAAAGCCAATGCAAAGTAATAAACAAGATGAAATTAGATAGCGTGCATTTCGCTTGGGATAATTATGAGTTTAACACGTTTGACAAACTGAAGCGAATCCGCGAGTGGCTGACCATTGACAGACGAAAAGCTATAGTGTACGTGCTGACCAACTACGACACGACACATTCAGAAGACCTTGAAAGAGTTATGCTGCTGCGTCGGATCGGGTTCGATCCTTACGTTATGATCTACAACAAACCGACCGCGCCGAAGATAACAAGGGAACTTCAAAGATGGTGTAATGCAAAATGGATTTTCTGGTCAACAGACAGTTTCGACGAATACAGAAAGGAGACAACATGAAATACATTAGAACTGTAGCCGCATGGTACGCCCGGCCCACACTGGCCCGCGACCTTTTAAGCGCGTCCATCCTGGGCGCGGTCGGGCTGTTCGCGGCGTGGGTGATGGTGATGTAGTGAGGGGAGGTAAGCATGATAGTAGCATTATGGATTATCGCAGTATGTGAGGTAATAAGGGCAATACAGAACATGATACAGATTATGACTATACGGCATGATACAGAGGGAAGAGATAATGCTTATGCGGAGTTTGTCAAATCGTTGAAGCAGACTGATGGGGAATTTGTCAGACGGATGCTTGAAGAATTTGAAAGCGAGGTAGAGGGATGACATTAGACGAAGCAATCCGGTACGCCGAAGAGGTGGCAGAGTACGATTGTTATAATGATGGGCAACGGCGTTGTGCGGAAGAACACAGGCAGCTTGCAGAATGGTTAAAAATGCTGAAGCGGCTAAAAGCGCCACACGGCAGATTAATCGATGCGGACGCGTTGGTGGACACGGTGTATTACACGAACATTTCGGAAAGCGTAAAAGAGTTTATAGCGGATCTGATTGAGATCGCGCCGACGGTGATAGAGGCGGAAGAGGGGTGACAGAATGACATTAACATTAGACGAAGCGATCCGCCACGCCGAAGAGGTGGCAGAGTATGATTGCTACAACGACGAGCAGAAGAAATGCGCGGACGAACACAGGCAGCTTGCGGAGTGGCTGAAAGAGTTGAAAGAGCGCCGCCAGCATACAGGGCATTGGGTGCTAATCAACCGAGGGCTAGACCTTTATATGTGTGACAGGTGTGGTGAGATTTTGCAGATTGACAGCGTACCGATTTGGGACTACTGCCCAGTGTGTGGTGCAAGGATGGTAGGAGAGACGGATGGAAGACCTAATAAGCAGACAGGATGCGATAGATGCGCTCGATAAGAGATTTGACGCAATACCAATGGAACAGACTACGGAAATATTACTTCTGCGCAGAGACTTAAGGGACTTGCCATCCGCAACATGCGATGACTGTATATGGCACGTTTGCAACTACAACAAGATTGATTGGGATGCAGGGCCGAAGAAAGGTCGAGACTGCACAGACTTTGTTCGGTGGTTGATGGATGAAGTTATGGACGAAGAGAATTGGCAGTTGAACGCAGTGGCTAACGGTGAAATTATCTGCCGAAAGCTGAAAAAACTGGGACTGCTCGATGTAGTAGATGGGTATTATGTTAAGACACAGAAGACAGGGGAGTGGGAAGAAGAAGACGAATATGGCGATTTGTGGGTTTGTGACCAATGCGGATTTGCAAGTGAGTACAGGGATAACTACTGCCCGAATTGCGGTGCTGATATGAGAGGTGAGGAAGAATGAAAGTAATAATCGTTTTTAAGACGGGATTTCAACTTTCCATCACTTGCGAAGAGTTTTCAATAACCAAGAGCAGTTTGGGAGTACCCATCGGCTATGAAATAAAAAGCATTACTGACAACAAACCTATATATTTCAATCTCAATGACGTGCTGTGTATTTATCGCGATTTAAACGAGGAGTGAAGAGGTGACACAAATGATTGAAGACACGATGTTTGACAATGACTATTACGCTCTGTTCGTAGAACAGGGAAGTGGCAAAATGGCTATTAATGCACTTAACGCATTGCCAACGCACCGAGAAGAATCCCAACGCACTCAAGGCGTTGGGAGTGTTGGGTGGATACCATGCAGTGAGAGGTTGCCGGGGGAACATGACCCCTACAAAGTGCTCTGCTGTGATGTACGAGGCGAGCAGATTATAGCGCATATATACGAATCTGATGAGAGCAATACAGGTTATTCGGCTGAAAGTGATGACACGTTTATGGTTGACTGCATCGCATGGATGCCATTACCAGAGCCGTGGAAAGGAGCAGACGATGACAATAAGTGAAACGAAAATGCAAATAGTGATAGCCAATTACTTCAAAGATGAATGCGATGTCAATACGACAATTAGACAAGCATTTGAGAAAGGTTTTCGCATCGGAGTGAAAAAAGGTGTAAGTACGAACAGAACGCAAGGGGAGTGGGATGACAAAGGCTATTGCACTAACTGCGGAAAACATGCTCCGTATTGGGCAATGGCTACAACGTATTACAAGAGCAACTTTTGTCCTACCTGCGGCGCGAGGATGAAAGGCGAGGAATATGAATAACATTGAAAAATATCCGAAATGCCATATGCGAACATCACTGGGTAATTGCGACCCGATTGGTGGATTTTGTACAAGTGTTAATGAGGCTATTTGTGAGGCGTTGCATAGAGTCGCAGACCGTCCGACAGGTGAGTGGATAAATGGACACTCTACTAATGGCATTTACTATAAAAGATGCGACCAATGCTTTGCCGTAATCGATGAAACCTTTTTTGCATATGACTTTGATGTAAACTTTTGCCCACACTGCGGAGCGAAGATGGTCAGAGAGGATGGTGAAGAATGATGATTGACATAATCTTAGGAATCATTGCTGTGGCGTTTGTATTGGCTATGTTTGCAGTTGTGGTGGTGCTGTGTTTCGATGATACGGAGACATTCAGAGCGATAGACGAGAAGATTGCTAGGGCTATAAAGGGGGATGATGATGAGGCTGATTGATATTGATGCGTTTCGCAAAGTCAACGGAATGGCGGATAATTGCGTTGGTTGTGAGCGAGATGCAAAGGAATGTAACTACGACAGGATTTACACTTTGATGGATTTCTGCACATTGCTTGATTGTGCGCCAATCGTAAACCAATGGATACCGTGCAGTGAGCGGTTGCCGAAACAAGGTCAAGAAGTGATATGTCAATGCAGAGCGAGTATCATAAAAATTTTGAAGTTGAATGCTAATGGCGATTGGTATCAAGATGCAAGGCATTGTTATATGAGGGGGTTTGTCATCGCATGGATGCCGCTCCCCGAACTGTGGAAAGGAGAGAACCATGAGACCGATTGACGCAGATGCGCTAAAAACGAGGTTTGAGCCGAAGCAAGCATACTTCACAGAATCAATCGTGAGGAAAATTGATACGGAAATTGCAATCCAAGAGCCGTCTTGGATCCCATGCAGTGAACGACCGCCCGAATATAACGAGACTTCGGAATATCTCGTCACAGACAAAGGCGGAAGAGTCCGACATTGTCTTTTAGACCCGTACATGCCGGAGACGTTTGTCACGGTCGAAGAGGGTATGATAGTGGACGCGGTCGCCTGGAGGCCGGCTCCGGATCCATACAAGGAGGTGCAAGAGTGACAGTATTTTATAAAAGAGATGATGTAATCGAGGCAATAGTGGAGGGCGGGCCGAGAGAGGCGCGGTATCCTGAGTGGTATTTGTGGAAACTTAAGCGGATCAAGCCGGTTAAGCTGGAGCATGGCGAGTGGCTTAAGGATACGCATACATCTCTAGGAATTAGCCGATATAACCGTATTTGCAGCAAGTGTGGGAAAATAGGCGGCGCGTGGGAAGATTGGACGCCGGACGAAAATATTCCAGGGTTTTGTCAATGGTGCGGTTCGTACAATAAAAAGTAAAGGGGTAGAAAAACATGAAGCTAACAATAGAATTACCGGATTTTGTGGAAAAGATTGTACTAACGGGAACGGCGTTCTCCGATGCGGAACACAGACAATCGTTTTCGGCGGCGTTTAGAGCAGAGGACGAAACGGTTATCGGATTTAACGAGAAGCGTATAAAGGTGAAAAATAAAAAGGGCGAAATTCACGAGGCCCGCAAAATGTCCCCGTTTCAGTATAAAAAAGATCCTGAGCCAAAACTTGGAGAATGGTTCACGCTGTTAGACGAGCCGAAAAAGGACCGGCCGTACTTGGTAACACTTATGCCGGAGGACGTAACAAGATATGACCGGATCGTGAGGGAATCCAAGTATGACGGCGTTAAATGGTCCGTACCGGACGGTTGGCGTGTCGTAGCGTGGCGCAATATGCCGGACGCGTTTGAGGGCGGTTATGTGCTGGATGATGATGGCGCAAAGCTACTTGTTGAGGCCATTCTATATCAGATACAAGACGATTACCTTGCAAGCGCAAAACGTATTGCAGAATGCAAGGAAAAAATAGCAGAGTATGACGAACGCAAAGCCAAAAATGCATATTATCGCGATCAAATTACAAAGACGCGTGAAAAGATGCGAATTGAGGCGTCCAAGATGAAAGATTGCGAGCGGGCCATTCTAAACGGTTGGCCGGGCATGGTTGGCGGTCCTGATTACGCAGATGCATTAATTGATAAGATAAAGCGAGCGGCAGAAGAATATGTACAGACGGAATGAGGCGCGGCGCTACTTGGAGCAGTACGGCCGGGTAACTGAGAAGTTAATACAAACAGAACGAGAGCTTGAGAAGTTGCGAGACGCGGCAGAACGGATGGAAATAAACCTTGACGGGCTGCCACACGGGACAGGAACAAGCGATCGCGTTGGAAATGTAGTGGCCGAGATTGTTGACTATGAACGCGAACTAAACGCCATACAACTACAGGCAATACAGACACGGCGCGAGATATTCCAGGTTATCCAGGCTATTCCAGGAGCGCACGAAGCAATGGTCCTGAGCGAACTATATATTCATGGAGAATCATTGGCAAACATCGCAAGGCGTTGCAGGAGATCCTATCAATGGGCCGACGAGATGAGGCGGCGCGGGCTTGACCAGGTAGCAGACCTACTAGAGCACAGGGTATGAAATCTTTTTGTCCTTTATAGTTGTTGATAGTAGGTGCGTGGTATAGTGTAAGTGGAAAAGTGCAATTACTCTATACTTGTTACAGGTTTCATGTTTTGAATCTCCTTTCTGATGATGGCAGGACGGGCGTCGATGCGGCGTCCGTTTTGCTTTATAAAAACTATGAGCAAAAGAAATCCAAGGTCGGCCAACGGTAACCTTAGAAGAAAATACCGGGCAAGGTTTAAAGCAATGGCGCTGCCGTGTGGAATATGCCGGGGACGTCTTGGACCGATACACTACGACGAGCCAAGCGACGCGCAGCATCCGTTGTCATTTGTAATTGACGAGATTAAACCGATTAGCAAATACCATTTGTATGGTTATTCAAGCAGGGAAGAGGCCGCGCAAGACTGGAACAACCTACAGCCGGCACACTATATCTGTAACGCCAAAAAATCCAACAAAACAAGCAATATATTTGAAATCAGGCGGCCCGCGTCCGTACCGGATGGTGAATGGTAGGGCAGGGTCCCCTCAACATGGCCTGGGCGCCCAACGCCCGTCGCAAGCGCCGATTTACCCCCGTTAATTTTTTAACAAGCAAAGGTGGTTATGAAACTAGAAATTGAGTATATACCGGTCGGAGAAATCAAGCCGTATAAATACAATGCTAAAAAGCATCCTGAGAAACAAATAGAGCAGATT